TACTTTCCTTTATGTCTTTTGTCATTGTGTTCTTTTGCGACCTTAAATGGATCGGCAGAACCCGCCCCGAATTTATCCATATAACCACATGGACAAATTACTTTGACGTCGCCAAATCTCCCATCTTTGCGCACGACAATCTCTTTGGTTATATCCATCCCTTTCTCCTTGCAAATTCAATTGAGCAAATTCGTGATCCATCCAAAGATGTATGCCGTCCAGCAGCATTGATGAATTCAAACCAATAGTTATTCCATTCTTCCATTGGTGTAGATGAATCTTGTCCAGCCATTGTATCTGGCTGAGCATGATTATCAATTACTCCGATACAACCCACTTCCATATCGTAGTAATTGAATGCTTTCATTCCCTCTGTCATCTCTTTCTTATCCGCAGAGATGATTACTCGATTTCCGTATTCATCTTTCATCAGAAGTCTACTTTCTCGCAAGTCCAGATGATTGTGTAGGAATTGTAGATCAATTCCGCATCGCCGCCCATATCAAAGCAACGATTCACAATATCACCTGTAGGCTCCATGATTACATTGATCTGATCGCCAGGTCGCGCATCAAATTGGTGGTTGTAATTCTCAGGCACAGTAATTACCTGTGCAGGTCGGTCATTTTCAATGAGCATATGTGTGTACATCATTGTGTTTCTCCTTTGTTAAGAACTAATTGCATGAGAATTGATGTTTGCACATGGCATCTATCTTCTTCTCGTGTTTCTTCATGATGAATCTCAAAAGATTCACCAATCCAACTACAAATACACATTTCCATGTTGTTTCAGTCTTTCCATTCGTTGGGATTGATTGCTTGTAATTGCGACCAGATGTAGTCGCGAGCTACGACGAGCTTATTGATATTCATTCTTTCTACACCCTTAAGGTGTTCACGCATTGCTTCCTCAGGCAAAAGCCTATTCAATGCATACAACGCATCTGCTAATTGCTTCTCATCCATTTCGTTTCTCCTTTGTTGTAAATGGAGTACCCTGGAAAGGAGTCGAACCTTTCAATTACTACCACTACAGGGTGACCAGTATCTATTTACAGATACTCAGGATTACTGCTTCATGCTTCTCGTATACTTCGAGAATTGGATAGCCCAATTCATTGTCATATACGTAGTTGTTGTACTCTGCGAGAGCGATCTCAAGTGCAATCTTGAGTTTCTCAAATTCACTCATTGGATTTCCTCTTCCATGATTCGTCGGATCTTTCTGAAAGTGCTGAGGAGCAATGTAGGCAATTGATTCTTGCAATTGACGAAACTCGTTTAGGAGTCTGTCATTCAAGTTTGGCTCTTGATTGGCAATGATGTGAATGAATGCCATGTTGTTGATGAAGTCATCTTGCTCACACATGTTATTTCTCCTTATTTGCGACCCGGGATTGGGTTTAATTTGAGCCAATCACGCTTAGCGTAGAATTGGTCCCATTTAATTTGAGCTTGTTCTGTAGTCTCTCGATTGATGCAAACTACTCGGAAAGCATTTGCCTTATCAGTTGAATAGATAAGGACTTCTCGATCATCTCCGAGGAAATCAAAGATCTTCATGTTTCGATCGTACCAATTAGGCAATTCGATCTTGAAGTATTCCTTGATTTGCTTAGCATGGAATGTTCCTACCTCAGTAGCAATTCCGCCGTATGTATGTGGGTATCGTTGCATTCTATTTTTTCCTTTTCTCTATTCACTGTGTGAATATGTTTGGTGAAATCGTGACTTCCTTTTGAAATAGCAATATTCGTTTTCTCTACCCTGGACTACCTAGTAGGTAATTTCGGTGCATAAGGCCAGGTCAGAGGGGGTGGACAGCACTACCTAGTAGGTAGTAGGGGTATTTATATCTGTGGGGTTTCACCCCACGTTAGATATAAATACCTATACCCCGGAGAAATTAGACCTCGAAAAGCCCGGCAAATTAGCCAAGCTAAGAATTTTTCCTTTGAGCAGGTCATTTAAATAACTCCCCTTTATCTTAATTGGTTTAAGACATAACTCTCCCACAAACCAATAGTACCACAGATCGAAGCCGGTGTCAAGTTGTTTATTTAATCCCACCTGTAGGTTATATGCCATTAATTAAAGGCCTAAAAAAATTCTTTGGTGAATTATTATCCAAACGCGACCTGCTGGCAGATATTAACTGGAGAACGCCAAATAGCACCCTTTCGGGTGCTAATTGACGTCAATTCCTTGAAGATCAATTAGGTCAAGACTAGCCACGTATTCCCAGGGGTTTACTTACTCAGCAATTTTTCGCTGGGTTTGGCTTTTCGACTGGCTTACGTCCCCGAGGCTTATCGGGATCTTTCTTTACCAGTCGAGGTGTACCCTCAAGCCAATCAGAATTCATATATCCCGATGTGGCATTGTCCCATTGTTTGCAAGCTGCTGCTCTATAGCTAGCAACAGTCTTAGCCAGGTTTTCAAAGAAAACCATTTGGGCTTTGATTGTGGCGAGGTCCTGCTTAGCGAAAGCTTCCACTAATAGGACTTGATTTGAATCAATTACGGCACCTGCGCCGAAAATGACCATTTCTTTTGCGGGCTTTTCTGTAGCCATTTTTTCCTCTTTCATTGGTTGGTGAAAAAGGGAATAGCGTAGCTAGTCCTGACCTAATCAATCTTCAATTTTCAAAGAACCTGCGCCGAGATCAGCGGGCGAAGCTGGCGCCGTATTGCGTGGCGCAGCTAGAGCCTAGTATTTCTTTACCGATACAAACCAACCGAATTGGACTTGTAATCAGACTGTAACGTAAACGTTTGCATTATTGGGACAGTCGTACCGGAAATGCAAACGTTTACGTGAACATTGATTAGTTGTGCCCACAATAGTTGCGTACGCAAGCTTTGGTGAATTATAATCTGGAATGCGACGCCGGAGGCACGTAGGGCGAAACACCAATAACCCCTAACCTTTCGGCTAGGGGTTACTGATTCAATTGTTTCACGTGAAACAACTAGACCTTGATTCTTTCCACCGTCATTTCTGACGTCATTGCTTTGGCGCAAGGCCGACACAATGTTACCTCTGCATTCTCATCCAGCAGATACCAAGTAACACTTGCCATAGAGCGACCACAACATTCGCAAGCTTCCATTTCGTCTCACCTCACTTTCATTAGAGAGTGTATCGACTAGGGTGGGAAGTCCACCCTAGTCCTTTGAGATATTTCTATCTCAGCATGCTTTGGCAGGGTTAGGCTTCTCAACCTTCTTCCTACCTCGCGGCTTGTCAGGGTCCTTCTTTACCAAGCGGGGAAGTCCTTTGGCCCAAGCCTTGTCGATATATCCACTATCGACTTGCTGGTCCCATTGCTTATTATCGGCTGCCCGATACTTAGCAAGGACTTCCGCTATTGCGGCATAGAAAGATCGCTGAGCAAGAATGGTCTCGATATCGAGGTTGGCATATGCCTGGACCAAGAGCACTTCATTGCTCTCGATAACAGCGCCAGCACCGAATACCACCATCTCCCGCTTAGGATCTAGTTCCTTCTTCATTGTGTTTCCCTCCTTCCGTTCTTTGACTTCTACGGCGAGACTTCCTCGCACTTCCTTACGAATACAATTAAACCATTCCTTTACCGGTAAAGGGAACAGATTCTTTGTGCGGTAACAAAGAATCTTTATGCACTCGACTGCATAGTAATTCACGGTACAAGTGTACCGCTTATGAATTCCCGGTACGAGTGTACCGTTGTGGACACAACCGTTGCAGTATGCAATAGTTTATAATATGAACTGTTGCAATGCACAATAGTTGCACCCGCAATAGTTGTGGTCGCAACTATCCGGTTGGTCCCCCCAGTATGCGATTGGCGTATTTTGCCAATTCACCAGACAAATTTTCTCTTAACAATGAGCACATACAAACCATTAAAAAACGGAATGTTGACAAACATTTGGGTACGTGATACAACATCAACATGGACCTGATCTTCGACACTCCCAGTGAAGTAGTCGAAACAACTGTAATTGGGTACGATCGTTCTTTACTCCAACAAGTCGTCACACAGATAGAAGCTCGATATTGGCTCACATCTGAATACCCTACAGGCATCCAACTAAACGAAGCTTATGGAACAGACTTCGGAATCTTGAAAGAGATGCTTCCCGCCATAAATAAAGCACTCGAAAAACGCGAACTTCCGCCCTATGATCCTTGGAAACGAATTGCTAAGAAAGACGAGCTTGATCCAGCCTTTGTGATCGCCGTCAATTCCTTGGTAGATATCAGTGATAAAAGGTCTAGAACCATTAAGCTGAAGGCTGTAGGACTCACCACGCATCGTTTTAACGTACTTTTAAAGAGTAAGATGAATAAGGCTTACTACGAAGCACGTGCAGAAGAAGCCTTTGGAAATGTCCAGCCTGTAGCAAAAACCCAACTCGGAAAACTAGTCGATTCTGGAGATTTGCAGGCAATTAAGTACTACCATGAATTTACAGGCGTTCACGATCCTAATCGTGAACTGAACCAGAACTTGAACAAGATCATTTTTCTGTTCATGGAAGTCTTAATCCATCACGTTGATCCCAAATTAGTTGACGTAATTTCGCAAGAATTTGATGCCAAACTGTTGGAGCTAAAATGAACATAACATCGAGGACCGCATGGGGCGCAAAGGTAACGAATGTTCCAGTGTTAAATGGGGCTCTTCCTAAAGTTTACATACACCATACCGCAGGACATTACCCGGTGAATGTAACTGAGGAGATTTCTCAGATGCATACTCTACAGCACATTGCAATTGATGTTAAACACTACACTGACATTGATTACAACTGGCTAGTCGGACCTTCCGGTACGGTTTATGAGTCAAGAGGTTTAAACCATAAATCTGCGGCTACTCTCGGAGAAAACGAGGTAAGTCGTTCAATTTGTTTGATGGGAAATTACCAGGGAGATATGCCAACGGCAGCAGCTATAGAGGCTATCGTTTCTTGCATCAAATTCCTGACAAACCATGGAGACTTAGCTTCTCCACGTTATTTAGAAATTCTTGGTCACCGAGACAACCCAAAGCACCCAAATGCTACGGCTTGTCCAGGTGACCATTTGTATGAATATCTACCAAAGATTCGTGATGCAGTTATTAGTCACGAACCCAATCCTGATGGAGATGACGAAATGCTCAAAGCAAGATTCGTAAGGCAAAAGGGCTACACCAACGTTTTTGTCGTTGGAGGAGGTTTCCCAGTTCTCCATTGTAGTGGAGAATTGATGGCTTCTATTGAACAAGAAGAGCCTTCAACACCAAAAATCTTCCAAGACAACATGGCTGCAATGCATGGACTTTGCACTCAAGCTGGTTTGGATATCAATGATCCAGCACAAGTAGTACCGGGAGGACCAAATGATAGATTTGGCTGAAATGCTAGCAACAACAGATAGTGGCACAACTAATGTTGTAATTATCATTGCAGCTGTAGTCGTAATCCTGTGCGGAATCATTTACATTGTCCGTAGATGATAACAGTCAGCAACCCCGTTTATCTTTTGATAACAGGTCTAATACCTCTATTGACTGGATTCATCACGAAGATAAACCTTAAAGGGCAATGGAAAGGATTAATCACACTTTTTCTAAATAGCGTACTTGCATTTTTGACTGCAAACGTGGTAAAAGGTAGTGACTTCGCAGCTTTCAGTTGGCAAACTTTAGTTACTGCCTTCGTTGGATTTGCAATCAGTGTTTCGACATACCAAGCAGTCTGGTCAAAGACTAGACTCACATCATCCAAACCAGACAGTTTGTTACTTCCCAATTTTGGGATAGGAAATGGAGAACCAAGTGAGTGATTTTGTACACGACCCCAACCCAACTGTAGCTGTAATTAATCAGCCAGAAGGTTCCGTAACCGTTACAACTGAGAACAGTGACTTTGCCCATCGAACAGCAGAGCAAACTGCTGAGGAAATGAATTTGAAAGCAGAGCAAGCAGCAGAAGTAGCTAAGCTTCAAGAAAGTCACGCTGAGGAAAATGCAAAGGTTCCAGAAGGTGAGCCTTTGGAAGAAGTAGAACCGCCAGTTCCTTATCGTGCATCAACTCCTGAAAGTGATAAGGCTGCAACAGATCAACTCCTTGAAGAAGGAAAGATCACAGAAGATGAGCACAAGGAGCGAGTTGCAGATATTGCAAAGATCGCAAAAGACGAGACTTTGACGCCACAAGAACCAGAGCCTGAGCCCCAAGCTAAGGCTAAGACCGAACCAGAAAAGAAAGAGGCTGACACCCACAAAGATGCTAAGAAGTAACAGCTTACCCCGTGAGTAAGAAATTCATAGCTCCGTCCCTGAGTATGACTGCGGACGTTTTTCGTTCGTCGTTAAAACGAATAATTACTCATCCCACAATAGCTGGCTACACTCCACAAGAACAACAACTTCCCTTTCACACCTCACACGCGAAAGGGAAAGTTGCCTTGGGTGGTAACCGTGCTGGTAAAACAGTTGCGGGAGCCACTGAAACTACGTGGAAAATGACTGGAACGCATCCTTGGAATCAAAAGAAGAAACCTCCAATAGCCTGTAGGGCAATTGGTTCCTCATTTGAAGAAGGAATTAAGAAAATTATCATTCCCGAACTAGCTAAGTGGATTCCACCAAGTCAGTTAAAGAATGGTAGTTGGGAGGCAAGTTATGATGCAGCCGCTCGTAACTTAACTCTGGAAAATGGATCGACAATTGAATTTCTAACTTACGAGCAAGAAGTTCAAAAGCACGCTGGTACTTCTAGGGACCACATTTGGTTCGATGAAGAACCGCCACAAGCAATTTTCAACGAAAACATGATCCGTCTTGCAGATGTGGATGGTGAGTGGATTCTAACAATGACGCCGTTGTTAGATATGAGTTGGACATATAACCGACTTTACTTAGAGGGACTGAAACCTGAGAACGAAGGCTTGGCGATATTTCATCTGGATACTCTTTCTAACCCTTATATTACTGCTTCTGTTCTAGAGGAACTGCTAGAGGGAATGACAGATGAAGAAAAGAACGCAAGAACCCACGGAACTTACTACAACCTTTCAGGGGGAATTTACACTAAAAGTTTGTCGCAAGACAACTTCATTGACCCAATTGTTGGAACTCCCCTATGGGATGCCTACAAATACAATTGGGGACATTTTGGGATGTTGGATCACGGATACACAAATCTTACAGCATTCCATCTTGCGTGCTATAACGAGCATGGACAGGTAATTGTCTATGAGGAATACACATCGACGAAAACTTTGGTTAAAGATAATGCTCGGGCTATCCTGGGCCTTATTCGTCGTCTTGGTTTGCACGAAATAATTGACTACACGGTCGCTGATCCTTCAATCCGTAACATTCAACCGATTGAAGGCAAAAGTATTCACGAAGAATATGGGGAAAATGGTCTGTACTTGGTCCTCGGAAATAATGACGTAAAGGCAGGAATTCTTCGAGTAAATGGGATGATCGCACGTAATGAACTAAAGTTCACTACGAACTGTGAGAATCTCATTAAAGAGATTCCTCAGTACCGTTGGGCCAAGTACACTTCTAGCAAAACAGCAGATAGGAATAACCCGCAGGAACAACCTACCAAAAAAGACGATCACTCAATGGATGCCATTCGATATGGAATGATGAGTCGTCCAGAAATGTTTGAGTCGAAAGACCAGCCTGTAGGAAATATTCTTAATGCTCCTGTAGCTGTCGGTGAAGAATACAGAGATAGAGAACTAATGAAGTTATCGTACAAAGACTACGATGACCCTGCAATTTGGGATGATATCCTAGGATCGGATTGGTAATGAGACCTGTACAACTAACATATGACCCGCCTGCAATGCCTCATGTTTGTATTAAATGTGGAGCACATGCACAGATACGAGATTGGTTTGTGGACATTGGCGCAGAAGTCGAATGGGAGGGATACGTTTATCTTTGCAATAGTTGTCTTGCTGATATCATCAGAGTTACTCCTGATTTTCTTAGCGTGGAAGCTCACAAACAAATTGTAGCTGAATACCAAGCTCGAATGGATGAACTCTCAGAACTCAAGAAGAAATTCAATACCATGAGCGAATTGTGGTTTGAAATGACAGGTAACTCTCTCGAAGTATTCATGGACAACCTAGTGAAGGTGAACGAATATGCAAGAATGGAACTTTCAAGAACTGTATTTGAGCCAGCTGATGATTTCACAGCAGTTGTCGGAGACAGTTCAGAATCAGAGTCGAGTGATAATCTTTCTGACGAATCAGAATCAGATGCTGTCCCAGATATCATCTTCAGTTGAGCCAACTCCATTTGCAGATGGGGATACCTTCTCAATGGAAGCTAATGATGGTGTCTATGAAGAAGGTCAAGTTATCTTTGACTTGGATGAGTTCGATAAGGACTTGATCGGAGAAGCGGAAAATGCCGAAGAAACCGTTTGATACTGTCAAAGAAGAAGTCGATTACTGGGAAAAGAAGTTCAAAACATGCGAAAACCTTCGCAAATCATATGAACAGCAATGGTATATGAATCTTGCGTTCTATTTCAGTAAGCAATGGGTTGTTTGGCAGCAAAGTATTGGAGGTTCGGGTGGACGTCTTTATAATCCTCCGACTCCTCGTAATAGAGTTCGTCTTACAGCTAATCGTGTTAAGCCGATTGTAAGAGATGAACTCACAAAGTTGATTAAGCAGGAACCACAGTTCTATGCAAAGCCCAATACAACAGACCCTATGGATGTTTCAGCAGCTAGAGTGGCAGAAAGTTTAGCTGAATACTGTCTAACTTCTGGTTATTACAACAGAATTAGACGGCAAGCCACGTTCTGGATGCTTCTTTGTGGTACAGGGTACATCAAAACAACTTGTAAAGGGCCAAATACTCCTCTTATTTATGAAAGAATTCCTGCATTTAACCTTTACTTCCCAAATCTTGAAGAGGAAGATATCCAAAATCAACGCTTCATCATGCATGTTCGTGGCGTTGATCCAGAGGATATTGAGGAAGCATACGATATCAAGGTTAAAACCGATATGGATATCGTAAATACTAACCTTGAAGCTCGATTCTTGAGTGCAATTGGTGTTCAAAATCAAGCTGCCGGTGCAAAAGCTGTTCTCGTCAAAGAAATTTGGGTAAAGCCATGTAAACGATATCCCGAAGGAGCTATGCTTGTAATTGGAGATGACAAAATTCTCTACAGGTATAGTCCAAAAGGTGTCGATGTAGATGAAGATACTGGAGTAGAAGTTCAGGGTGAAGATGAACTTCCATACGATCATGGAAACTACCCCTTTGCTAAGATGGATCATACTGCTTCTGGGAGATGTTATGGAATCTCAACGATCGAAGACATTATCCCTCTACAAAAGGAGTATAATAAAACTAGATCGCAGATTATTGAGGCTAAGAATCGTATGGCTAAACCTCAAATGGCTTACACTAAAGGCTCGATTGACGTTACTAAGGTTACTAGTGAAGTGGGGCTTTATATTGCTGTTAATCCTGGCTTCAATGCTCCTGCTCCAATTCAAATTGAGCCCTTACCTCAATATGCACTAGAAGAACCACAACGAATCATCGACGATATGGATGAGATTGCAGGTAGAAATGAGATTTCTCGGGGTACTGTTCCTACAGGAATTGAGGCTGCGTCGGCTATCGCGTATCTTACTGAACAAAATGATTCCAAGATATATAACACCGTGGCATCCATCGAGGAAGCTACCACCGAGGTTGGCAAACAAACTCTAGCACTTATCAATCAGTTCTGGGATGAAGAATACATCGTAAACATTGTCTCTAAGAACAATTCGTTTGAAGCTACTTTGTTCAAGCAAAGCAATCTGACGAACAACATGGATATTATGGTTGAGCCGGGAAGTATGGCTCCCAAATCCAAAGCAGCAACGCAAGCATTCATTACTGATCTGATGAAAAATGGATTGATCCCACCTGAAAAGGGTCTCCGTTATCTTCAAATGAATGAAACTTCCAGATTGTACGAAGAACTACAGGCTGATTCAAAGCAAGCCCAACGAGAAAATTACGCAATGGCTAATGTGCAAGACCCCACAGCCATGCAATATGGTATGCCAGGTATGGGAATGGATCAAGGAATGGCAGGGGCAATTAATCCTATGCCTGATCCTTATTCTAATCCTAACGGTGCGGGACTAAATGGAGGAGGAATGCCTCCGCTAGATATGTCTGGAATGCAAACACCGCCAATGAATGGAATGGGAACTCCCCCTCCTGTAGACCCAATGGCAATGGGTCAAAATCCTATGATGGGAATGCAACCACAAGGACCGCCGCCCCCACAAATTTTCCAACCAAATTCATACGACAACGATGCTGTACATGTTTATGAGCACGAATTGTTTATGAAGTCTCAACAATATGAAGGACTGTCTCCTTATATTAAGTCAGTCTTTGAACAGCATCTCACATTAACTAAGCAGAAAGTGGTGCAAGCACAAAATGTCGGACTTCAACAACCCGGAAATGCCGGACCTGATAATTCCTCCGTTCCAACCAACGGACAGCCCCAGCCCGTCCCAGCATGAACCAGTAGATTATGCTGATTATTCGGACTTTACCCGTGGAGTTTTAAGTTCAATTCCAGAAGATGATCGTCCTGTAGTTGCAAAGTACATTAAGGATTGGGATGGAAATGTAACTAGGAAATTCCAAGAAATCCATTCTCAGTATCGTCCATATCTTGAACTTGGTGATATTGAGGATATTCAATACGCTAAGTATTACACGTCCATGATGCAGAATGATCCTGCAAAATTTATCCGAGAATTAACTACAGCAATGAGGGATGCCGGTATGTCAACTGACGATCTTTTTGTCAATGATGAGCAATATGAAAACTATCAGCCAGGTCAAGAACCTCCGCAAAATGACCCAATGGTCCGAGAACTATTGGCTAGACAAGAGCAGTATGAACAAATGCTCGGAAATGTCTACCAACAGCAACAGCAATTTCAACAGTCACAGGTTGAACAGCAGCAAATTGCTCAACTTGACAGATTGATGCATGATATGCATACTCAGCACGGTGACTTTGACGATGACTGGTTTTTGCTTCAATTAGAAAAAGGAGCAACACCCAATCAAGCAATCAATGCTTACAAAGAACGGTTTGGCAGTCCTGAACGCAAACCAGCTCCAAGACTTTTGAATGGTAATGGGGCGGTAAGGCAGGACCAGGTTGATCCCTCTAGGTTAAGCGATTCGGATAGAAAAGCATATGCTCTTGCTATCCTTCAAGCTAATACTCAATCCTAGGTAAAGGAACAATCAAATGCCAGCAACCCTAGCCACTGTTAATGGCATCCTCAAAGAAGTATATGAGGGTGGCGTTACCGATCAGTTGGATGAAAACGCAATTGCAATCAAGAGAATTGAAAAGTCCTCGGAAGGAATTTTCTCTACTCCTGGTGGTAAGTACGTTGTCTTTCCACTCCACACCCAGCGTAACTCTGGTATTAGTTACCGTGCAGAAAGTGCACAACTTGGTCCGGCAGGTCAGCAAGGATACGCACAAGCGCAAGAGCGTTTGAAGTATGGATATGGCCGAATCAAGATTACCGGACCTACAATTGCTTTGGCAGATTCTAATCCCAAGTCTTTCATCAATGCACTTGATGGTGAAATGAATGGTTTGAAGAAGGATCTGACGAAAGATTGCAACAGAATCGCATGGGGCAACTCTGCTTCATTTGCTTCGTCTGGAAAGACTGGAGGCATTTCGGTTCTGACTGCACCAAGTGCAGCTTCAACAACTGTTACTGCTCCAACAGCATTGCTTCAAGTTGGCGAATATATTGACATTGCAGCAGGTGCTACAGGTATTCCTGTAGCTGGTAGTACCGGCCGTACAATTGTCTCTATTACTTCACCAACAGCATTTGTTGTTGATGCTGTGGTAACAAATGCAACAGGTGATTTTGTTGTTCGTAACGGCAACACCGATAATGAGCCTTATGGGTTGGCTCAGCTTGTTGATGATGCAGGAACACTTCATGGCATTAACTCTGCTACAGCCGGTAATGAATACTGGAGAAGCATTGATGATGGTGCCACTACTGCCCTGACTGAACTCGTTGTCATTAAGATGATGGACGATATTAAGCAGAAGAGCGGTGGAAAGCCAAGTGTTCTTTTCTCTGCACTTGGAGTCCGTAGGACTTACTTCAACCTCCTCACATCTTTGCGCCGTTACAACGAGCCAAAGCAATGGGATGGTGGTCTTGTAGGTCTTGCATTCATGTACGAAGGCGATTTGCCATTCATTGCAGACCCAGATCAGCCTCCGAAGTCTTTGTACGCAGTACAAGAGTCCGAAGTAATGATCTACCGCGATAAGCCGTGGTATTGGGAAGATATTGACGGATCAGTTCTTAAGTACGTGCATGACTATGACGTGTTTGAAGCACTGATGAAGCAGTATTGGCAGATTGTTACTCACAAGCGTGGTGCTCACGGTAGGTTCACAAACCTTACTGAGTCCTAACAATTGGTGCCAGGTAGTATCGGTGTTGCCACTTCTGATACTACCTGGCACTTTGTCATTTGGAGGTAGAAATGGTTGTTTTAGATGACGGAAAGAATTATATAGATATGGGCGGAGTTTGGGTAGAGTCCGATGCTTTGCGGATAGCCCAAGCAGTTAAAGATTACGATGACAATCTTGAAGTAATTTGCCTTGATCCTGCTGATCCTAGGGTTAAAATTACTTCTGCACCATTTTTGGTCATTCAAAGAATGGCGAATGGTACATACCAAAAGGTCTTAGAAGCGTGGGAACTTGACAATCGTATCTTAGAGCGAATTTGGGCTGCCGATCAACAGAAAAACGATCAACTCAACACTCTAGAAAAGTGGGAGAAGGCTATCAAAGATGGTCAAGACAAACGATATCGCGAACAGCTTGATGAAGCCAATGAGTTGTCTCTTGACATTCTCGCATCAAAGGCTTCTGGATATTCATTTAGGAACAAGATGGATGATAAAGTCAAGCTACACGAGAATAACCCAATTCCTACGCTGAACGATGGGAAAAAGAGTTTCTCATGAATCTAACTACTGTAGTGCGAAAAGTTCAAAGATTGTTTGGTGATACCCCCGCAGAAATTGTCATCACACAGACGGATATTTTTGATTGGGTAGATGAAGCTCAGCTTCAAATTACTCGAAAGACACACTGTCTTACTAAAAGTGCTACAGGACTCGCCGCTTCGACTTTTCCTCTCAATCTCCCTGCTGATTGGATTATGTCGAAGCGGCTTCTTTATGGAAAGACGGTACTCAAGTTTGTAGAGATTGATGATCTCGATGGTTTAAGTTATGATGCGACCGTGCCTGTAGATACTCCCACGGTGTATTATATCTTCAACAAGCAACTCAATCTGTACCCAAATAAAGGTGCAAATGACACAACACAGTTGCAACATGATTATGTGTGTACCCCAACACCCATAGCTACAATTGCAACTCCCTTAGATGTTCCCATTTCATATCATGAGGATATTGTACGTTACTGTATCATGCGTTCACATGAACGTAACGAGAATTACAAGGCTCAACAGATTAGTTCTGACACTCTTGAAGCCTATTCTGGCGAAAGAATGCAAGAAGCTACTAATCCTAATGAGGAAAACTATGTAATTCGGGATGATCCCGGTGAGAATGAAGTGTTCTCTGCCTATACATACTAAGGGTTCTAATGGCTGTCTTTGGAGAAGAAACTTTCGAGCTTCCTATCTTTGCTGGACTTGGCATAACCGATAGACCTACTGACACTCTTTGTCCTCAACTTCAAAATATGTTTCTGAGTTCTGAGAAAGAATACCGGATCAGAGAAGATTTCATCCTAATCCAGCGAACTACGAAAACGCCAATCGCTATTGGAATTGCACAGCCTGTTCCTAGAACTCTTTTTGAAAATAACATGGAAGTGTTCACAGCTGTAGGTATTGAAACTGCGGATACTCCTACGATTTTACAGTTCTTTGATGATGGAACCACAAGAGATTGTAGATGGTTGAACTGTAATGCAATTACTCCTACATCTGTTGTTCAAACATTAGCCGCTGGCTATGGTGTCAAAGCTTTTTGTCAGTACAAGGATCGCTATTATGCCAGTAATGGTACTACCGTTGGAAAGATTTTCAGAATTCAAAACTTCGTAGCTGCCGGTGGTGCTTTAACAGTTACTGATCTGAACACTATTACTAAAGGCGTGGATATTCTTCTCACCTTTCGTTCTCGTGTGTTTGGGATCAAGAAGAACCGTATCTACTATACTGATCTTCCAGCTATTGCAGGTTACCCTGAGGTCTGGAATGAAAGTATCAATGTCATTGAAATTCCTTCTGTAGACTTTGATGTTACAGTTCACAATGCATTTGTCTACAGGGATAAGATTTATATGTTCACTGACAAGGGAATTTATGTTCTTTCCGTGAATGGTGCCCCTGTAAACTGGAGTATTCAGCCGGTAAGTACTAACTACCCCATCTATGACAGAGACTCTGTATGTCTTAACAAGAATGTGATTTTCTTGACAGATCAACAGAGTGTAACAATGTTTGATGGATCACAGTTTAAGCCTATTTCTAACAATATTCGCTCTGTTTTCCATAATAACAACTCAAGTTATTGTTGGTTTAGTGTGTATGCTTGGGAAGATGGAATTCTTCTTACTAGAAATAGTTTCAATGCTCCGTCTGGATTTTACACACGAAGTACAAATACTAATAACAACAAGAAAATGCTCTAATTC